AACGTAAGTGTGTTTTGATTGTACCAACTACTTCGTTGGTTGAGCAAATGTATGCTGACTTTGAAGATTATTCTTCAGCTAACGGCTTTGATGTAAGCAATCACTGCCAAAAAATTTACAGCGGTTTCCCTAAAGAGTTTACCAAGGATGTATTGATTACAACTTGGCAGTCTATCTACTTACAACCTAAGTCTTGGTTCAAACAGTTTGACGTTATCTTCGGTGACGAGGCTCACCAGTTTAAAGCTAAGTCTTTGACAACTGTAATGGAAAAACTGGACACAGTTAAGTACCGTATTGGTACAACTGGCACGTTGGACAATAAGAAGATTCACCAGCTAGTTCTGGAAGGTATCTTTGGCGCAGTACACCGTGTAACCACTACCAAGGCTTTGATGGATTCGGGAAGATTATCAGCGCTAAATATAACGTGTCTGATAATGAAATATAGCGACGAGATTCGTAAAGAACGTAATAAGAACACGTACCAGGATGAAATGGATTTCCTTGTTGGCAATGAAAAGCGTAACAAGTTTATCCGTAATCTGGCAGTAAATTCTAACGGCAATACGCTGGTTCTTTTTCAATACGTTGAAAAGCACGGCAAAGTTCTATACGATCTTATTAAAGAAAAAGTCAAAGACGGCAGACATGTCTTCTTTGTACACGGTGGCGTTGACACCGCAGATAGAGAATCTATTCGCCATATTACAGAAAAAGAAAGTGATGCGATTATTATTGCAAGCTATGGTACTTTCTCAACGGGTATTAATATCCCATCTATTGAGAACGTTATCTTTGCTTCTCCAAGCAAGTCAAAGATTCGCAACCTACAATCTATTGGTCGTGGCTTGCGTTTGAAAGATGGAAAAGCAGCTTGTAACTTATTTGATATTGCCGACGACTTGCATTGGAAGTCATGGAAGAATCATACGTTGAATCATGCAGCTGAACGCTACAAAACGTATGTTGAAGAAGAATTTAAATTGAAAATGGTAGAGGTGAATCTTTATGGATAAAGACTATGTTGTTGTCAAACTCATTTCAGGTGAAACGATTATGGCAATGTTTGAGGGTGAAGATGAGAAGTTTGTAAAGATTGAATATCCAATTCAAATCAAAACTGTTGTAATCCCAGAATTGCAAAGGGAATCTATTTCGGCATCACCCATGTGCCAATTTAGTGACGCAACTTCTTTCGTGCTTGAGAAAACGCACATCATATATATTAAGAAGCTGCATAAACAGTTCATCTCGCATTACAAAGGTTTCATAAAGTCTTACGAGGAAGCGTTGATACCTACAACGAGATCTTCGATCCAAGAGACATTGAGTGAATACTTTGACGATACGGAAGATCTTACATTAGACGAGATCAACCGAAGGATAGAGATGCTAGAAGCTATCGCTTCAGGAGAGCATTCAGAGGAAGACGAGGAGATTATGCTTAGTGTTATTGAAGGTAACGATACACTGCATTAAAACCCAATCACTCATATCAACCCCGACACGGGTATTATCCTACGATGGCAAGTAAAAGGCAAGTTTATTTTTGTACCTCAGTTTTTGAGAACGCAAGAAATTAAAACTTGCCTTTCATCACATATACAGTTATACTATGTGTTAGCCTCTAAAATGAAAGAGGAAATATATTAATGGCACATTACGTCAATAACGCCGATTTTCTGGCAGCTTTGATCGCTCATAAAGAAAAAGTGAACGAAGCAAAAGAAAAGGGTTTACCAAAACCCATCATCCCCAATTACGTCGGGGATTGTATTTTAAAAATCGCTAATCACTTAGCATACAAGCCGAACTTCATTAACTACTCATATCGGGATGATATGGTACTTGATGGGATTGAGAACTGCATCCAGTACCTTGACAACTTTAATCCAGACAAGTCAAGCAATCCGTTCGCATACTTTACTCAAATCATTTATTACGCATTTCTTCGTAGGATTATGAAGGAAAAGAAGCAAGCATATATCAAAGGTGCTTTAATTCAGAACATGCCTTTTGAAGCGTTTGAATTACAAGATGGTGATGATGGAGAGTATCATAACCAATACCTTGAGTTCATGCAGCAACACGGTACATTCGATGATTCCTTTATTCAACGTAAAGAAAGCAAGAAGAAAAAGGCAAAACAAAATACCCTTGATGAATTCATTGAAGACCAAAACAATTATGGCGAGGAAGGTGTAGTAGAATGAAAGTAGCAATTATCACAGACCAACACTTTGGCGCTCGTAATGATAGTATCGCATTTCTAGATTACTTTGAGAAGTTTTATGAGACAATCTTTTTTCCTACTCTTGAACAAAATAGCATTACCACTGTTCTTGTTCTCGGTGATACTTTTGATCGCCGTAAGTATGTAAACTTCTACGCACTCCAAAGAGCGAAAGCAATGTTTTTCGATCGTCTCGCTGCCGCAGGTATCACTGTTCATATGCTTGCTGGTAACCATGATACTTACTTCAAGAATACCAATGACGTAAACTCTCCAGACTTACTGTTAAGAGAATACAATAACATTAATGTGATTGACCACCCTGCTACAATCACCGTTGATGACACCCAAATTTGTATGATGCCTTGGATTTGCCCTGAGAACTACCAAGATTCTCTTGACGCTATCAATAATACCAAAGCTGAAATTTGTATGGGTCATTTTGAAATCGCAGGCTTTGCAATGTACAGGGGTATGGAATCTCATGACGGTCTTTCTAAAGAAACATTCGATAAGTTTGATATGGTTTTTAGTGGGCATTATCACCACAAATCTGATGATGGCCATATCTACTACGTCGGAAATCCCTATGAACTTACTTGGCAGGACTACAACGATCCCCGAGGGTTTCACCTGTTTGATCTTAGCACCAGAAAACTCGAGTTCATCCGAAATACTTTTAGTATGTTTGCAAGAGTCGAATACGATGACAAAGAGCAAGAGCCTGTCGACCTAGACACGCTTGACCTAGCAGGTAAGTATGTTAAACTTGTAGTTGTCAACAAAACCGACTATTATAAATTTGACCGCTTCACTCAGAAGTTATATAATAAAGGTTGCCACGATATTAAAGTTGTGGAAGACATGTCTGAGTTTAACGAGGGTGAACTGGTAGATGAAACTATCAACCTCGAAGACACGTTGTCAGTCCTTGGTCATTACATTGATTCTGTTGAGACTGACTTGGATAAAGAAAAGATTAAAAACTATATGCGTGCTTTGTATACTGAAGCCGTGAACATTGAGGTTGTTTAATGATTGTATTTGAGAGCATTGAGTGGAAGAACTTTTTATCAACAGGTAATTCCGCCAATAAAGTTTTACTGAACAAATCAACCACCACTCTTATCATTGGTAAGAACGGTGAGGGTAAGTCAACCATCCTAGATGCGTTGTGCTTTGCCTTGTTCGGTAAGCCCTTTCGTAATATCAACAAAGGTCAGCTAGTCAACTCCATCAATGGTAAAGGTTGTTTGGTTGAAATCCAATTCAACGTCAACAGCAAATCGTATAAAGTTATCCGTGGTATCAAACCTAACAAGTTTGAAATCTGGTGCAATGATGAATTGCTTAATCAAGACGCTGCAGCTAAGGACTATCAAAAGGTTCTTGAGCAGCAAATCTTAAAGCTGAACTACAAAACATTCACACAGGTAGTTATTCTTGGTTCAGCTTCTTTTGTTCCTTTCATGCAGTTGACCTCAGCTCAACGACGTGAAGTCATTGAAGATATTTTGGACATTCGTATTTTCTCTACGATGAACCAATTATTGAAGGAGAAGGCTAATGATACCAAAGCGGAGATCGCAAGGATTGAAGTTGAGATTGCGAATGCGAAGACTAAAGTCGAAGCACAAAATGCAATTATTAAAACTATCTCGGATGCGAGGGCAGATAATATTAGATCCATCCAAGAGAAAATCGCAACAAGCACTGAAGAAGTTAGCACAACTCAACAGCAGGTTGATGTCCTTATCGGACAAATTGGAGATCTTAAGAATCAGATTGTCGACAAGACAAAGGTACAAGAAGACCTCAAGAAAGCCGAATCAATTAGAAGTAAACTCCACTCCAAGATTGAAACGTGCGAACATCATAAAGAATTTTTTGATTCACATGATATATGCCCCTCTTGTTCTCAAACTATCCCTGACGAACACAAACACTCTATCATCATCGAACTTAACGCAAAGGTCACTGACCAAAATTCTAAAGTTGCTGAACTCGAAGTTCCGGTAGTTGAGGAAGAGAAGAAGCGTGGCCGCAAAGCTAAGGCGGATGCTCCTGCAGAAAATGCAGAACCAGTATTAACGGATCGTCAAAAAGCACGCGAGCGTAAGGCTAAAGAGAAGGCGCTCTTAAAAGAATTCGCTGCGCAACAGTTAGGTACTGAAGAGCAGCAAGAATTACGTCGTGCCCGCTTAAAGACTTTGATCAAGATGGGTATGTCCAAGGGTTACTTAACCCATGGCGAGATGAATGACGTGATGTCTGATGAGTTGTCTGACGCTGATGCATTAGAGACTTTGATCAGCTTGCTCAACGATATTGGTATTACTGTTTACGAACAAGCTCCCGATGCTGAAACATTAATTTTGTCTGACAACGCTTCAGCTGCAGCGTCTGAAGAAGAAGCTGAAGAAGAGGCTGAAGCAGCCTTATCTACAGTTGATTCAGAATTCGGGCGCACTACTGATCCAGTACGTATGTATATGCGTGAGATGGGTACAGTAGATTTGTTGA